CGTATTCAAATCTCCTATATTAGTATCTATCGTAGTATACTCATCAAAGTTAAGATCATCTATTTTAGGTACAAAAGCAAACTCCTTACCTCCCATTTTAAAGGTACGCACTAACTCCGGCTTTTGGCTTAATAGGTTACTTAAATGATTAGTAATATCTACTACATCGGTATACTTATATTTAATCGCATCTGCATACGGTAAACCGCAAAAGATCTCTAACATTTTTAACTGGAGAAATCTCTCCGCATTAGGATCATCTTTATTAGTTTCTACAATCTTATTAAATTGGATATACTGCTCTAAAGTAATCTCTGCTAATGAATCGGGAATGTTTATACTAACTTTCATACTTATATAACGTTTATCTTATTGGCTTTGTGATAAAAAAAAAGGGAGCATATAGCTCCCGGTAGTTGTGTTGTAGGTTGTTTAGGTGTATTGTTTACTTTCTTGATATAATCTATAAATAACATATACTAATACTGCTGCACAAATATAATTATTATCTGATAAACATCCTATACTTGCTATCGTTAAATCTAATATCGTTCTCATTTGTTTAGTTTTGCGTTTAAATACTCAATTACTCCTCTATGCTTTTGTGTGTCCCATTGCTTCTCCTCAATTTCTAAACAAGTTTTAAATATCTTTAAGAAATGATTTTTACGCTCCTCCGGGATGTAATACTCCGTGCATTCTTTAAATAGCTCTACTGCTGTTTTAGTTTTTAAAATGTCTAATGTCTCCATATGTTTTAGTTTTAAATTGTTTGACAAAAATATAAACAAATTTTTAATAAACAAGCATTTATTTAAATTTTTTTTATTTTTTTTGGAAGTCGCAAATTGCGTCATCTAACTGCATACTTACCGTAGTTAGGTTTGCTCTTTTTATTATAGCAAATGTATCGGACCGGATCAATCGTATGATTGAACATATCTACCGGCTTATTTAGGATATTTCCGTTTTTATCTTCTATGAATTTATAGTTTTTAAACTCCTTTATCATATTAACGGACCTGGAAGTAATATGTATAACGTAACGTTTCATTATATCAATACCTAACATAACTTCTTTTTTATTTGCTCTCTTTACATTCCATCCCATACGGTATAACTCCTCTATGCTTTTTGGCTCGGCATCATCAGCAAAGATCTCATCTCTCCTATCAAATCCTAATGCTTTAAGCTCTTGGCTAATATCCTGGTTTGTTAGTCCGGTTTTATAAATTAATTCATCTAAATATAAGTTATCTCCTATCTCATAAGCAGCTACCAAAGTAGTAGGATCATTTGTGAATCCAAAGTCCATACCATATCCTAATAGCTTTGCTCCTTTAGGTATCTCCGTTATCTCATTAAATCTAAATATAAGCGATTTACGCTGTCCTATTTGCCCTAATCCATATACTTGCCAATATGTCTCATCAGTTTCTTTTAATCTCTCTATTTCGCTTCTAATCTCTTTGTGTAAAAATGGATTATCACGGTAGGTAGTTATATAAAAATCTGCATCCTCTCTTGTTTTTACTTTATCGTATATCCAATGGTACTCATCACTTGGATTATAGTCGATTATAATCCTCCCGGATGTTCTAAATATTAACTGTTGCCAATCTTCCCAATGTAGCTCATTAGCTTCGTTGATATATAGTAGGTCTCTTTTTCTACCTCTTACTTTAGTAGGTTGGTCCAAAGAAATAAACTCTATTAGGTTTCCATTAAGATAGTATTCTGAATTACTTTTATTGTGATATGCTTCATCGTAAATATTATAAGCTCTTAATATCTCAAAGAAATCCCTCATAGCAGAAGTCCGTAAAGCCGGGTATGTTTTACGAGATATCGTTATAATCTTATTTTTGTTATTAGCACAAAAAGAGAAAACAATCCAAATAAGAATATTATATGTCTTACCGGATCGTGTTCCTCCTTGCTCTATTACAATCTTTTTATTCGATTGCTCTAAATGTCTAAATACTACGTTAGTCCGTATCTGCTGCATCCACTATCTCTACTTTAAAGAAATTATCCGAATCGGTTATTACTTCTTGTCTCTCTATATAACCTCTGCTCTTACCTTTTGTCTTTAATAAGAATATAGTAGCAGTAGTATTACCATCTAATATTTGTTTATGTAATTGGCTTTCTGCAAAATCTAAAGTAACATTCTCTATACTTTTTACTTGATCTGCATACTCCGGATCATTTTTTAACCAATTATAATGCGTACCTCTATCTATACCTACTTGCTTACAAGCTGTAGTTACTACTCCTAAAGATTTCTCTAAAGCTTCTAACATTGCTTTTTTTAGTGTTGTATTTTGTTTATTCATATCTGCCATTTAAAGGATAATACCTTGTATAATACTCTATACCTTTTTTGATTATTTTTTTATTATCTAATATAATATCTATATCTGATACAAATACTTTTTTACCATAATAACCTATTTCTCTTTTTTGTTCTTCACAAACTTTAGTACCTATGAATTTACCCTCAATTAAATACTCTTCAAAATATCCTATTGTTTTCATTGTTTTAATTTTTTATAAAAATATCAATAATCAATTTAATGCGAAACTTTTTTCTTAAATACTTTCCAGTTTATAAAATGGTGGTGCCTTCCAAATCTTATAACCGTTTTCGTATATTGTGGCCAAACAGCTTCTAACATTTTTGCTTTTAATAAGTTTTTTATAGGTGCGTTTCCTTGATATAATTCTGTTTGATTGCCTCCTTTCATTTTTTGCGCAGTTGAAACTTTATCAGCCATATAATAAATACAACTTGATGTAGTGCCTCCATTATGTAATACTTGCAAACATAAATCTATGTCTTCATTATATTTTAATCTCCATCTATATGGTAAATCGCATTTTATTAGCATTGCAGAATAAACGTGGCAATTATATTTAAAAGGAACTTTTGGAACTTTAACTACAAAATTTGGCTCTTCAAATCCTGAAATATCTACATTAGTTTTATTTGCATTTTGCTCAACATAAAGTAAAGCTGTTTTTATTTCGGTCCATTTTTTACGTTTCCCATCAATCCATTTAGCAAAATTTTGAATATTATCATCAAAAAGCCAATGATATTTATATCCTTGTGCTTTTGCGTGTTCCCAACAAAAGTTTCTTGCTGGATATGAACCTAAACCAAGATTTGAAAATGGTAGTTTTAAAACTCTATTTTTTCCAAGTGAGTTACAATACAATTCATATTCCTGAGGCTCAACTGCTATTAAATAATCAATACCAGCTTTTTCAAAATTGATAGCTGTTAATGCACAATCGTGCCTTCCTTTTGATATTATATAGACTGGGTACATAAATTTACTTGCCAAGCCATATTCATTTTTTTAAAATCTACTTTTAAACTATTTAAATAACTTTCAGCTTCTTCTGGTCCATCAAACATAAATACAACTCTTTGTTTTCCATCCATTATTCCAATAGGATTAAATTCTTCTTCAATATCTACATCTTCATCTTTCATATTGTTTTCATCTATTCCTGCTGCCCAATTTGGAACATTCAATCCCCATTCGTTTAATAGTTCGTTATCCCATTCGTTAGCTAATATATCCCAATCCCATTCTCCAAAACCTACGTTATCTTTAATTATAAACTCTTTCTTTTGATCTTCGGTTAATTGGTCTGCTATTAAGATATCTACTTCTTTTAAACCAGCTTCTAAACAAGCTTTTAAACGCATATTACCTCCTAATACTACCATATCGCTATCTACTACAATAGGTCGGAGTTCTAACATTTGTGGGAAGTCCTTAATTGATTTAACTAATTGCTTAAATTTGTCATCTTTGATAATTCTTGGATTATCTGGATTGCTTTTAATTTTACTAATTGCTACTTTCATATAACGCTACGATTTGAATATTTATTAACTAATCTATTTACTACGTCTATAACTCTTTGTTGATCTTCTGCTGAAAGTACTGTATCTAAAATAATATTTAAGTGAGTAGTTGAATCTACCGTACCTACGAAATACATTAAATTATCTGATAAATCTCTCCTACGTTTAGATACATCGTTAGCATATAACTGAATATTATAATATACCGTAGAGTGATCGAATCTTTTACCATTCTCTCTAAAATATCTTGCTATTCCGTGTAAGGTTTCAGAGTAGTATTTATTAAGTATATAGCACATCATAGCTCTTGCATCTACTATCTCTTGGTTTCTAACGTTTTGGAATACATCTAATCCGGTTAGTTTCTCTATTCTCTTTGCTACCTCATTATATTTCTTATTGGTAGGTTTGCTTTTTGTGATAGTTTTAACTTCTCGTATCATAATACACCTCTAATTAAATAATCGTTTACATCAGTTCCCTCCGTTTCAAAATATACTTTGTAGGTTTCTAAAGCTTCTAAAAGCATTTGCTCTCCTGAATAATAAAAATCCTCACTACAAGTAAATATACCTATATCTAAATTACCTTTGTCAATACATAAAAAAGTAAAATCCTTATACTCGATATTAAATAACTGACAATAGATAAATACTTGTAAAGCATATCTATATTTCTTTGCTGAAAATTGGAAGTTTCTTACATCGGTAGTAGTTTTAAGGTCTACTATTGCTCCCGGTTTTAATATATCTGCTTTTGCTCTAAATGGATAACCATATAATACTCCAGCTGCCGGTATTTCAAAATCTGATTTCATTAAAAGCTCTTTAGCTCTCTCATTCTTAAAGATCGCATCTGCTAATCTCTCTGCATCTTCTAACTCCTTTTGAGTAAATACTAACTTATGCTTTTTTTTAGCTTCTTGATATGCTTTTGTATTCTTACTTTGAACATTTACGAAATGATATTCGTTTAATTTATTCGGCTCTAAAACTAACGTATGGAATAACTTACCATCTCTTAAAGCTTGGCTTTCCTCTGATCCGTACTGCGTTACATATTTATAAGTTTTAGGAGAATCCAATAGTAATTTAAGTGAGCTACTACTAAAAGCATTTTTACCTAAATAGCCATAGTAAAACTCATCGGAGTGCATATTATCTAATAACTCTGCTAACTCCCATTCTTTGTGGTCTAATGTTTTAATCTTCATCTTTAGTAAGGTTTAGTTTATAAATACAATTCTTTTTTTCTTTGCTTACATTAGTTCTAATCTTAATCTCTAATGTAATATGCGTTAATTCTTTGTCTTGTTTAGCAAAATCTCTCATTTGCTCTAATACGGTAAACCAAGTATCTTTAGTTAGCATAAGTTTAATTGTTTTTTAATTTCTACTCTAATATGGTCCACTAAAATATGCGTTACATCAAAATCTCCAATGCGTACATAATGGATATCAGTATCAAAACCTACTAATAAATCCACTTCAAATAAAGTTACAATTCGGTGTTTCATCTTAATTTAAGTATTTATTAGCTTCATCATAAGTATCAAAAAAATGCTCATCTCCGGTTTCATAATCATATACAATATAATCTACTCCTCTACCGAAGCAAGATGCTATTTGTATACCATTTTCTAAAGCGATATAAACATAACCGCTGCTGGTATTAAAACCGGTTTCCATAATCTCCTCACCAAAAGCATAATCTCTATATGCTCTATGCACTAATAAATAACTCTCATAATCCGAAGATCCTAATTTTGAAATTAAATTTTCCATTTGTTTTTAGTTTTAAAGTTTTGACAAAGATATAAAAAGTTTTTTAATAAAAAAAATATTTTCAAAAAAAAAGATATATTTCTATATCTCGTTTATAATAGTAGCTTTTTTCTCTGGTAGTAAATAAACTGCTTTAGTTATCTTATCTGAATCCCATAAAGTTGTTTTACCCATTTTTAGAAATTTAACCTCTGGCATTATTAGATTATCTAACCAATACATATAATTACCTTTCTTATCTGCTACAAAATATATCTTGATATAATCTTTGTATTCCATCAAAGCATCGTACTTATACTTCTCCAGGAGTTTATCCTCATAGTAATCATTTCTAAACTTCATTTCTATAATGCACTTATGACCTTTAGGAGTCAAACCTATTGCATCGTAATGGTCGAAGTCGTTACTACTTTCTAACTGCCATCCATCTAAATTCAATAAAGCGATAGTCCAATCTTCTAAAGCTTTAATTCGTTCTATCCCGGTTAAGTTATCTAATTTTTGGCTTGGGTGATTTTGCATATATTTCGTTTATATCATCGATGTACTTTTGTATACCGGATGGTTTGCATTTGCATAGTTTTTTTAACTTATGGTTAAAATATTTAGCGTGAAGCTCCATAATCTTTTCATATTCCGTATAAGTTATAGTATTACCCTTTCTATCTCTAAAGTCATACCACCATAAATAATCTTCTCTATCCATTATTTTCTATTAAAGTAGTTATCTAAATTATCTAAAAACTCCTTTCTTTGGTCGCATCCACAATCTTCTCCGTAAATCTTCTTAACTAACCATTTAATACCGGTATATTTAAATAGCATCTCCAATCTCGATCCAATCTTCAGCATATATAGTCGTTTTAATTGATTCTCCTACCTTGTAAGCTAACATCTTTGTATTTATACCATTGGAGTATATCGCCTGGAAGTAAACGGTTTCTCCGGTACGCATTTTAGCTCTTTGCAAATAATACATATCTATTACTGGTTTCATTTTGTTTTATATTGGTTTATACATATTGCGTATCTCTGATCTTTATCCGTATATTCGGAGATCATTACATTATCATTCATACATCTTTGTACGAAATCTTTTTGCGTTTCATCGCTTTTAGGTGTTGGTATTGGCATATTACTTGTTTTTATCAATATATTCCTTTTGTTGTTTCTCTAAATATGTTATTTCTCTTAAAAGATAATCTAATGCTTTACGCATATCTTGTAGCTCATCATCTTTTTTACCGGCTCTTACTACATATTTGACTATATTTCCTCTATTAAAATTAAGGTTATAATCTTTGCAGAAATCTATAACATCGTAGTTGCTTTCTCCCATATAATGAAGCTGCGTACTCATAATAAATCTTGTATTTGTTTTTTAATTATTTTAACTGCGTTTCTTAACGACCAATAAGTAATCGTGCTTTCTCTGCTTAATTCGCTAACTGGTTTCCTTTCGATAAATATCTCCTCAAATATTCTCCGGTAGTATTCTTTACCGGCTACATTTTCTATATCATCAGAGTTATACCATTTTAAAATAGCATCTATTTCTCTACTGATGTCTACTTCTACATACTCCTCATCTACTACCTCTATATCTTCTATATCGGTTAGATTAGGTTTCTTTTTTTTAATCGTATCGTAGTATAAATTTTGCAGAGTAACATACACAAAATAGTAATTTACCTCATCATCGTTATACATTAAATTACGATCATACTTTTGCAGATAGTTATAGATTTTTATATACATCTCCTGGACTATATCCTCACAGTCATTTTGGCATCCCAATTTATTGAGATACTTTAACCACATTTGATGCTGTTTACCTATAACCTCTAACATTAGTATATAAATTTAATCGAAAAACATCCGATAAT